ACCAGGGCCTGGTTCTTCTTCACGGACTCTTCGGACTTCTTCTCCATGCTAGAAAATGCGGGCTTTGCGAGAGGTGTAGCGTCCTTTTGCTCGTGTGTAACCTGGACCCGCTGTCCAAACGGAGTGCCATAGGCTTCCTCCAAACTGGAGTAGTTCATTACTTTGAAACGGGTAGAAAAATATGACAAGTTTGTTATAAATGAGCCTCAGTCAACGGAACGAATGGATCGCCGTGGGCGCTCTGATCCTGTATATCGCATTTGTGCCGACGCTCCCTGCGGTCCGCGACTTCCTTGGCTCTGCCCTTGGAAAGGTAGCCGGCCTGGCTGCGATCGTGTACGCATGGAAGTATGTGAGTGAGCCGGTTGCCATCCTCCTGGTGGTCGTGCTGCTTCGTGCGGGCGCGATCCGTGAGTTTGCGGACGACGCGTCTATGAAGCCCGACATTACCCAGCACTGCGAGAAGGGATATGAGATGACCAAGGACAAGAAGTGTAAGTCGGCAACGGGCACGGAGACGAAGTCCCCTATTGAGTGCACGTCTTCCCAGGAGTGGGATGGCATTGGCAAGTGTATTGACAAGGCTCCGCCGAAGAGTGAGGGTGCCCCTGGGCCTGACGGTGGCACGACGGGTGCGGCTGCGGCAACGGCTGCTCTCAGTGCGTCGCCCTCTCCTCCTGGCATGACGGTGGAGTCTTTCACTGGAAATGAGAAGGCGGCATCGTGCGGCGGCTCTGCTTTTTCCCCCGTCTAAACAATGATTGAACTTCTCAACGACAACAAGTTCTTCTTGGGAATCATGCTGATTATGCTGAATCTGGGGTCCAGGTACTTGATAGATGAATTCAGTGTACACCCAGATGAGTATACACGGAACATCGTATTACGACGCCTGGCTATCTTCGCAGTCTGTTTTGTCGGCACGAAAGATATTGTAGTCGCAACCCTGCTGACCGCAGGATACATCATCATCGCCCAAGGTGTGTCTTCTAAGAGCCGCGAGGGTATGGAGAACAAGAAAAAGATGGAAGAAGAGGAGCCCAAGGTGGACTGCCCGGCGTGTGATGCGGCCAAACCTATGTTCGGGGACACGATGGATCCACGCCAGAAGAGCAGCTCATTTACTTGATACTATATAAATGAACGCTATACTAACTGAGTTTGTGGGAACAGGTCTTCTGCTCTCCGCAATCTCGTATATTGGGACACCACTCGCAATCGGTTTTGCTCTGTTTGTTGCGGTTCTTCTGGGTGGGCCTATTTCGGGCGGCCACTTCAATCCCGCAGTAACCCTGTGGGCCTATCTATCTCATAAGATCGCTAGCGAGAAAGCGATGCTCTATGTTGCGGCACAGTTGGCCGCGGCTGTTATTGTGTTTTTCTCTAAAGCTTGATTACCACACTATTCCTGCCGGTAGACCCAGCCTTACCAGATCCACGCTTGATCTTCTCTGCGGGCGGAGGACCGTTGCCCTGAGGCGGGAGAATGGACTGCTTGATGTCCTTCAGCAGATCATCAATGTTTGCCGGTCCCTTCATCTGAACAGGCGCTGCCGGCGCTGCCGGAGGTGCCCGAATGGCTACCTTCTTCGCACCAATCTGAATCGGCTTGGACTCGGCCGGCGGACGGGGGACAACGTTGGGTGGAGGACCCGATGGCATACTCTGCTGCATGAAGCTCATGAGACCGCCCAGAGGGTTGCTAGGCGCCTGCTGCTGAACCGGCTGAGCAGAGCCACGCATCTGTTGGGACTGGTTCTGCATCGCGGCTGCGGCAAGCGAACGCGCAATGTCCGGATTCTGACGCATGATCTCGTCAATGTTCGGGATCGTTGACTTGCGCGTCATCTGATTCGTAAGGTGAACCATGTACACCATCATACACGTGCGAAGAGGAATACGGACCATCGGGTGCATCTTCATGTTCTCGCCATACATGTCATACAACTCCTCAAAGTCATCCTCAAGATCCACCACGTTCATCTGAGCAGCCTCCGAGAGACCATCCAGCTGTAAGCCAAAAGCCTTGAGCATTCCGACGTTCTTGCTGCCATACTCCATCGCAGACATACCGGTCACGAACCACTCAGAGAACTGCTTGATGGTGGAATCCATGGACTTCTCGCGCTTGATGAACTCCATCTCCATCTTCATCTCCTCAAGAGGGCTGTCAATTGTAAAACGCTTACGCATAGGCACTCCCAACTTGGTCAGGCGCTCAAACTTGCGGAGAATCTCATACTTCTCCTTCTGGGTTGCCTCCTCGGACATGCGCTTGGGGGCCGCGGGCACATATTGGTCAGCGTTGAAGTTGTCCATGCCATCCATCTTGAGGGGTCCAGTGTCCTCAAAGGACGGAACCAGCCTCGGCGCGGCGGGCTCGGAAGGACCGCTCATAGACGGAAGGTCATCAAAGTTCAGCATCGGGATCTCTACAGTCTCTAGTTCGGCAGTGCCACCCATCTTGGGATTAATGAGCAAGTCCACGTCCATTCTTATTAACTTGTTTGGTTGTCCTTCTGAAAGTCTGAACGCGATAGCCGCGAGTTTTACATCGCAAAGTTGTCCATCGCGATCTCCATCTGGAGCTCGGCCTTTCGGTCCGCAAGATGACGGAAGTACATCTGGCACCAGACAACCTCGTGGGACTTATCGGTTGTCGTCAAGTACTCCTGGTAGTATGCCTTCTCGGCAACAATGTCATCTTCCGACATCCTATACAGTTGCTGCTTCATAACGAGGATCTTCTGCGTCATCATGTTTGGCATGTCTTCTTCCTTCCAGTTAATCTGGAGATAGTCCCACAGTTCCCGCGACTTCCAGAGTCGCAGGCGGTATTCGAAATCCTCTTCACCTGGTTGACAGTAGATGAAGGAGTCCATTGTAGCAGGAGGTCTACATCCTTGAGCGCGATGAATCCATTTTGGTCATCAAAACGTATGATGATTGCTACTGACTTAGACCTTCCCCAACCAGACAAAATGCAGGTGTACGTTACTATCATTGACGAGTTGCGATACAAGGACAAATTCAGATACATGAACAAGACCCTTGAAGGTGTTCATGCGAGCATTCAGCGTCACATGGACTTCTTCACCGTTGGCAAGGCTAACGTAGACCACGAAGACATTCAATGGAACCTCGCCAATCTATCAAACAACTATACCACCAAGGGCATCATCTTCAGCCTAAACTCTGGCGAGAAGGAGTTTGAAATACGATGCCATTACGACTACTTGCTGGAGTGAAAACGGATTCATAGGGTCCAGGAACAATGTCCCCCCCCAACCAGACAAAATGACGTTCTACTACCTTACGATTCTTGACGAGGAGCGACATGGAAGCGAGCATACATACTTGAACGAGACGATTGAAGGCGCTGTTGCGGCGATTGTCATGCACGTGAAGGACGTTCTGGACACTGACGCAGAAGAGGAAATTGAGAAGCACATGGAGAAGATGGAAACCCATCGCACTATAACCTTCGTGATTACTGACAACGAGGACGGTTACGAACACGAGTGCCATATTGAGTGCCGCAGGATTCAACTGGGGTGGTGATGCTCCATAACCCAAAGACCCTGAAGGAAGGAATCAGCAAGATCATCCTTCTTCGGATGCTTGGAAAAGTGTTCCTGGTTGACAGCGGGAACCAACGCATAGGCATGCGTAATACCAGTCTTTTTGCGTCCCTTGTAACTTCCCACAACGTCATCGACCGTCACAATATTCGAAAGCTTGTGCGTTGCTGATACACCTTCGGACTTGATACCCTTCATGGAAAAATACATCTGGAGCATCGCCTGAACGGCATACATGCGGCGCTCTGGCTGGTTCTCAATACAGACTAGATCTGAATTTGCCCATGAAGTAGCACGCGAATCCAAACAGGCAATAATTGCCGGTGCGAAGTCCATCACAGATCCGGAGGTAGAGGATGCGATACACTTCTTCCACGTATTCTGCTTGGCGTGGTTGTACACTAACTTAACAAGATCAGCCTTCTTTGTGGAAGTTGTTGTAAGACCACCTTTCGCCATATCGGCTTGAAGTTCAACCACCGTCTTCTTGTTCAGAGCCGTCTTCGTAATGGCATCCTTCTTTTTGGGAGCGTGCTTTGAGCATGCGAATGTTCCTTCGGAGGCATGTTCATACCGAGCGGCAGTCTTACACTTGAAACACCGGGCCGCACCAACACCAGCCTTCTCACCTAAAACGTCAATGATGTTCCAGTCAAGGATTTTTACATCATTGCGATTTGTTCCTTCTAGCACGCAGTACGCTAGATTGCGCAATCCCACATCAAATGATACGATCTTCATTGTTTACTTCTACGCGTAGATTTCCTAAACTTCTTTCGTCTTGTTCGTCTTCCTCCAACCGTTGTTCCCTTTTTAAGCAGAACTAGGTTGCCGTTACTGATTGTAGCGATATACAGTTGTTTCTTATACGGATCTGGAACAGATGCTGTCAATTCGGCGGCATCTGCCTGTGTTCGTGCCAGCCCTAAGACTGCGATAGGCTTGGGGACGTAGGTCGGCATAACCATTGTTGGTTGCCATAGACACCCGGACGGTACTTCAACATACGGTAAATATGGGTACTTTGCTTCAAGTTCAGGTGTAAAAAGCGACTCATCGTAATCAATGCCTCCCCACTGTTTGCTCATAACTGCGTCAAGGTATCTGCCATACTCATACATACGAATGTGATCGCAAAGTGTAATATTCTTGGTCAGCCCATCTGGGAAAAAGGCGTCTGGTTTCGCATTCTTGAACGCAACCTTGAACTCCTTTACAGTTAACCCAACCGCGTGTGGGGTGTTTTGGAATGTGCCCCTCTGTTTTAGGTCGTTCAAACTTACTCCTCCTTCTGTCAGCAGTTTGATCAAACAAGCTTGAACCATATACCGAAGATATTTGTCAAGAGTCACATTGTCGTTGTCGGCTTCATGGCCTTTGCGGTTGTCGACGAGGAGCTGAGGAGCAATGCCCTTTGAGGCTAAAAACTCTTTTACAACGTATGCGAAATCCTTCTGGAAGTGGTTGACATGGCGACTGTTCAAATAGGAATAATACACGGTGTCTTTAACCGTGCCGAACTCGTTGTTAAATTTTTCAATAAGCCAAGGTTTCAGCGACGCCTCAAATGCATCAATGTTTGAGGATGTTAGTTTGAAGATCTTGGATACATCCGGTTTGTTGATGTCTGTTTCAAAGCTATCCTTTAACGGAAAGTTGTACACGAAATGCGCCTTAGAGTCTCCGACATCCCCGGACGTTCCGCTCGGAATCTCCTTGTTTTCTAGAACACTTGTGTAATAGTCTAGGACATGTGTGACATTCCCGGGGGATTCAAGTCTCCCGGTAATCTCCCATGATTTTGTTTTATCAATTCGCTTGACCCATACCAGACCCGGGGCATACCAAAGCCCCAACGGCTTGCCCCAAAACATCATACGGCGAGGGGCGTTCGGGTTATTTATGCCCAGTTTTGTCAGAGGACCCTCTGTAATGTGCGTGAACATTATTATTAACAATTCAAATATTTATGAAGTTGCCTTGAGCAGCGAGATCAGAACCGTCTTGGAATCACGCTTGCCGAACGGAATGCCACGCTTGGTAAGGATCTCGCGCAGCTGGACCGTCGTCTTACCCTCCAGATCATCGTTGTCCACGGGGCCATCCACCACGGCAGTTGCGGGCTTCTCCTCGTCCTCAACAGAAACGCGATCATCCTCCGCCGCGGGCTCGGGCTCGGGAACCGTAGGGACGTCCACTTCCTCAACAGGCTCAGGCTCGGGCTCGGGTGCCGCAAGCTGGCGCTGAGCGAGCTCACCAATGGCCATGACGATGTTGTTCATGTTCTGGAAGATACGCGTCTGCTGCCAGTAGAGCCAGCCTACCATACCGGCAAGGACGAGAACGGTTGACGCAAGAAGTGCGATAGCGGCGTGCTCAAACTCCATTTATCCTGTGTCCAGAGGAGATGTCCACCCTTTAAACGAAACTTCTTCCCGCGTTCAAATAAATGTCAAAGAAGGGAGGTAGCATCATGGCAGGTCTTTGGGCGGGCACGGGTCTTTTTGCGGCCCTCAACTCGTCAACATACGCGTCTTTCCTGACGAAGTTTGCGGTGTATGCGCTCTTCCTCATCCTCATACTGATGGTGCTCGGCTGGCTGGTCCGCGCCGTGACGGGTCGTGAGTTCTTCGCGGTTGAACAGATCGGCTGCCAGGCGGGCGAGACACCGACGGACAACTGCTATGGCGAGAAGGGCTGCACCAAGCCGTCTGGCAACTGCTACAAGTTGCTCAGCACTGTAACCGCTTAGAAATCATCGTCGTCAAGTCGGATCGTATCAACACTCTCCGTGGGGCGCGAATACTCAGACACCTTCTTCTCAAAGAAGTTCGTCTTCCCCTCCAGACTAATCAACTCCATAAAATCAAACGGGTTCTGGGTCTTGTAGATCTTCGGGATTCCAAACTGGACGGCCAAACGGTCGGCAACAAACTCAATGTACTGGCTCATGAGTTTGCTGTTCATTCCAATCAACGAGCAAGGCAGCGCATCGCAGATGAACTCCTTCTCAATCTCTACTGCCTCCATGACAATGTTCCGGATCGTCTGCTCGGACAGCAGGTCCGGGAGCGTGTGGTAGAGCGCAATCGCAAACAACGTATGAAGACCCTCGTCGCGAGAAATCAACTCATTGCTGTATGTCAGACCCGGCATGAGACCTCGCTTCTTCAGCCAATAGATGCTACAGAATGCCCCGCTAAAGAAGATACCCTCAACGCACGCAAAGGCCACCAGTCGCTTGGCAAAGTTCTCCTGGGAGTCAATCCACTTCAACGCCCAGTTCGCCTTCTTCTGGATACAGGGGATCGTGTCAATTGCCTTGAAGAGGTGATCCTTCTCCTCCTCGTTCTTCACATAGGTATCAATCAGCAGGGAATAGGTCTCTGCATGAATTCCCTCCATCGCATTCTGGAAGCTGTAAAAGAGCTTGACCACCTGCGAGTCCACCTCACGCTGGAAACGGCTCGCCAGGTTCTCCTGAACAATGCCGTCGGACCCCGCAAAGAAGGCCAGAATACGCTTGATGAAGAACTGTTCGTCGGTACTAAGTTTTGCCCAGTCCTCGCCGTCCTTGGAAAACGAGATTTCCTCGGGAGTCCAAAAGGAACCCACAGCCTGCTTATACATCTTATACAGGTGCTGCTCGGAGGACTTGATGGGGAAGAGTGTATACGACATGTAATATATACACAGAGAATACCTAAATGATATACAATGAGTAGCACCTCGGGGGTTCAGAACTATCTGTCTAACGTATTTCGGCCTGTCTATACGTATGACACGACGACATCGTTATTCACTCCAAAGCTGGAGGTCTCCAACGTTGACAATTATTCGGGCAACACGATCTCAGTGTTTACCGCGGCCATCGGCGACTCTAACAGCAACGTGTATGTCGGCTCCAACGCCGGGAACCCATACAACATCACCAAGAATTGCTCCAATGTGACCGCCCTAGGATACGGTGCGGCGAGCAATATCTCCAACGACTGCAACTCTGTGTACATAGGGTGGTATGCCGGCTCCGGTGGCCAGAACAGCAGGGACGTCATCTCCATCGGAGCAAACTCGGGCGGGAATGGGTCTTCCAACGTGTTCATTGGAACAAACACCGGGACAGTTGGTCTCAGCAACATATTCATCGGGCACTACATTGACCCTGGCAATGTGGACAATCAGATCAAGATTGGTTATCACGGTCGGATTCCTATCGCGGCCGATCTGTGCACGAACTGGGTCGGGCTTGGAGGCGTTACGAGTCCCGTTCATATTGGCGATGGACTTGATGTGTCGGGTAGCACATACATCCTGGGCAACGTCGGTATTAACACCATGCCGGGTGTCGATGGCACACTGGACGTCAACGGTAACTTCAATGTGGACGATGGATACGGATATTTGCGGTTCCGCACAGTGCCTACCAACTCACCCAGCAACACGGAAGTCACGTTGAGCAACTATGACGCGAGTGGAACAGCACTCCTGAATATTGTCGGAAGTACACAGAGCACGGACGGATTCTGGTCGTCTCGTGGATCAGATCTTGAGGTGGCCGATACGTCCAATGTTTCAATTGGCACATTGAAAAAGGGGCTCGCTATGATTTCGGTATCGGCGTCTACAACCCAGTTTGATGGACGCACATCCTTCGTGCTGGATACTACCTCACCGGTTGTGTCCAATTTGGCTTCAAACAAGTCAGTGGGCACGACTGTCAACTTTACGGCGAATGCTATTAATATTTCAAACACAAGCGGCGGGGTCTTGTACTATTCTTGGTCCATCACGTACTTCCCGCTGATTTGAGCTTTTCCACAATCTTGCGAATAGAGACACCCGATACCCCCGACACTTCTGAGACGCGTGGAAGCTGTCCACCGAGGACAATACAGAGAACACCCGCCACGATCGTCTTGGGCGTGTGTTCCATCTCGGGCAACTTCTGGAGCATGAGAACGACCGCGTCGCGATCACGGTCTGGTAGTTCCATATCCGCACACATCCGTTCGGCCAATCCAAGTTGTGTGTTCAGCACCGAGGAAGACCCATTGTCAAACTTGGACAATGCCTTACAAAGAGACCGGATGCTCACGTCAAACATAGCCGCCACCTCTTCGTGACTACGAGTCGCATTGTTCTCACGACATGCTGTGAATACCGCAGCTGCCATGAGCGCCCGTCGGGTTTCCCCTCGCGTCTTTTGAGAATCCTCAACGTTCTTAAACAGACCGCACGCATCCAACACGATAGCCTTGGTGAGACCTGCGCGAATCGCCGTGGCCTGCATCGCATCAAAGATTCCCATCCACGACCGTTCGCCGTGTGACGAGAACGACCACGAGGAGAGCTTTGCGATAGACTTGGATTCTTCCGACTGGTTAAAGACCCGCTTGCGCATCATCATTGATCCATACGAGGAATTGGGTAGGAGCTGTGATGTGATTGTTCCCGTGCGAGCGGGGTCTTCGTCTGTATTTCCATATACTCTCCATTCTGCGCTTTCATCAATGTAGCTTCCAAACACCGTTCCACAACACGTGCAGACACGTTCACCAGCATCAATGTCAACGCTTTCATGTAGACAGTCCATGGTGTCTATTCGTGTGAGAATCTAGGTCCGTTTTTGAACGCAGAAATATCAATGTTGCTGCGATGGCCGATACGAAATGCATGCCTGCGTGGTGTTGTGTAGCAACTGAACAATCATCGTCCCAAATATAGCACGTGTATGCGTATCCGAAATGGTGAAGGCATGTGGTGTACAGACAGATCGCACCTACCACAATTTGATGGAACGTTTGCTTCTTGAAGAATGCCTCATACACTCCCGCAATCATATAGAGGACAATCGCAATCTGATCAATCCAGAAATAGGTCGGATCTTTGAACCAATGATAAATGAAGGATGTCACTGCCATATTTCCACACACAATCGCCGCCAAGAGCGAGTCGGAGTGAAGTGCTGCCAACATAGGCATTAGAAACGTTAGGCTTGTCGCCATAAGGACCGGATTGGCGGTCAACATTGTATTGGAATAGCATGATTTAGCGTAACATACTACCGAGCGTCGTTGGATCGTATACTTGTGGCCGGTAATTGGTCATCAGTGGTGGTCGGTATGTGCCTGTACGTCCCGCAGTCTTCATCCAAGAAACCATGAGATACTTTTCATCCACACCCCACACCAGATATCCCGAAGTCTGGAGGGTGTTCATGAGATACTCTCGTGCCTCCGTCAATTGAAACAGCGGGTATCCAAACACATACGCCGGAATTTCAAACACAATATACGGAGCATTCGGTGAATGAATGGCCTGCTTACGGACCCGGGCATACAACTGCGCGAGAACTGGTCGCATAGCAGCCATTCGTTGTTCCTTGCGGGATTCTTGTTCGTCCCAAACGTCACGGGCTTTCAACATGCTTACTACAAACACACAGAAATATGCCGAGACTTTATCGGTCCCTCGGTTTGGGCGGCGGTGGAACGCGTGGGGGTCTCCACATTGGCGCCTTACAAGCCATATACGAGATCCAAGGCGATCTTGAATTTCCCGACGGAATCTATGGCGCAAGCGTCGGGGGGATCCTAGCAACGGCTGTCGCATTCCACGTAGATCTCAACAAACTGCGAACGGTCTATGACAAGTACTTTACGCTTTCTTCATTCATTCCGACTGCCACGGTGGACCAGGTTCTTACAACATTTGACCGGCGAGGGTTTTCCACAATTGACCCTCTCATTAATCTGGTTTTGAAGGTATTTGATGAATGTGGAATTGATCTCAGAGGAAAGCGCATATGCGATGCTCCTCAGAAACTCTTCATTATTGCGTCAAACATGACGACGGGCGTGACAACACTGCTGACTGGGCGAGTTCCCGTATTGGATGCCATCCGATGTACTACCGCGATTCCGTTGGTGTTTGAGCCACAAGTGCTGTATGGCCAGGTATACTTAGATCCTGGTGTTCATCTCCGGTGTATTCGCAGCGTTGTTCCAGAGGAGGCGTTGGTTGTCCATATCTCCGGCAAATGTGCCGTTATTACGCCTCAGAGCACTCTCCTAGAAATCCTCTTCGCATCTTACAGCGGCAGGTCCCTCCACTACTATGGTCCAAACATGGTTCGGATTCGCAATGTGAACACTGGGTTATTGGATGAACTGACACAGGCAGATCGTGACTACCTTTTTCGGGAAGGATACTCACAGACCCTTGGCTTCCTCACCAAGCGTCTCGCGAAGGAAGGCCCTGAGTGATGCGAGTGTCGGCATCTTATTGAAGTCGTGAATGCCATCCGATGTCTCAATCATGATGGTCGGATACGAGTTGATTCCATATAGCGAGCACTTGGCCTTGTCCGTCTCGCAATCTACCTGGATAGGTGTCACGTGAGTCTTTCCGTAGTACGAAGTGGTCTGGAGGCTGGTCTCCAACTTGGCCCACTCGGGCATGGCCTTCTTGGAGAATCCACACCAGTCCGTGTAGAAGAAGTACATGCGCGCCTCGTTCTTGGGCACAACACTCTTGGGGGGCGTCAGGAGGGGTTTCCACATCTTGTACACGAGGAATGCGATCGCGACAAAGGCGAGCACAAGGATGACTGTGTTCATTGTTGAAGGAAGCGAGAAATCTTTCGCTGCTGCTCAAACCACTTGCGATAGGCGTCCTCTGGCGGAATGCGTTCTTTGATCTGAATCCACGCAATATCTGTGGTCATTCGCTCAGGTTCATATGTCTTGGGCTGTATCTCAATCCATTTGCCTTGATACCGGACTAGAAACCCCATTACATGGAAGACGCAGCCTAACTGAAAATGGCCCTCCTTCTAGCCAAAACTGTATTTCTGTCACTTGGGTTGAACTATGGAGTCCATTACGCAAGTGCTAGACTGTTTGATACCTATTGTGTGCCTCACTCCCTCCGAGAGGTTCTTCAATCCTTCATCACAACGGCAAGTCCTGTTTGTTCGTTTTTATTGAATACAATGACCGCAACGCAATCTAACTACGCGGCTGCTATTTCCGGGTCTTGCGTCTCTGCGCTTTCTTCCGCATTGAAGATGTTTACTTAAGCGGGGAAACCAACCAGGCCGGCACCGATACCGAAGCCAGCACCCGTGCGTGCAGAGCTGCCGACGGAAGGGGCATAGATGTCCAGGATGGCGAAGGTGGCGGTCGCCGTGAGCGCAATCATGGCGATCTCGCTGGCACGCATCGTCTTGCCGGGAATCACATAGGCCGCGATGGCAACCGCGAGGCCCTCCATCACATACTTGATGAGCTGCGCGATCAGACCACCGAAATCAAAGCTGGGGGCAGTAGGCTTGGGCTTAGAATCCATTTGTTTGTTGAAAACACAGGAAGATTTTTTAGGTCTTGGCCTCCGCCAACGCGATGGCGACATAAATATAGGCCCACATGTAGAGAACCACCCAATAGACCATAGACGCCATCCAGTTCTTGCTGCCCTCCGAGAAGCTCTGCAGGACCATCACCCACGCGGCCTGCCATAATGCTCGGAACCACGTCCACATCGCGGGGGCCGGTATAGGAATTAGCACCCCAGGATGTGTCAGAAACACAATCAATAGCGCAGTGTAACCTGTATACATTGTCTTGTCGCCCGAAAGTTTACCATCCCCCCGCTATGCGCAAACGCAGGATGAAGTACATGTAGACCAAGAGAAACACCAAATAGAGGGCATACATCGTCCAGGCAAAAGCAGGACCTTTCTCTCCTGGAAGACCAAGGATCCATACCCACATCACCTGCCAGAGTCCGCTAAGAATAGGCGGAAACCCACCCTTCGGCACGAGCTCCGCTAATTCGGACGGAACAGAGCTCAAGTCAACCTTTCCAATCAGGGAACTCGTGGACGGAATTATAACACCTGGATGGGTCAGAAAGACGATCAAAAACGTTTCAGCATACCCGTAACCCATTGTCTTCTGCGTAGAAAGAACTTAGAGTCTCGCCGGAAGACTATATAAATGTCGCAGCGTGAAACCCTCCCCAAGCATGAGGATGACGGCCAGGTTGTGGACTATCTTGATGAGGATCCGGAGGTGCCGACCCAGAAGTACTGTATCGTGTCGTTCATCAGCCCCGAGAAGACTGTGAAGCAGAAGCAGGAGTTTATGTTTGAGGAGTTCGTCAAGTTCATGGACTATGACTGGAAGGTGAAGGGTCTTGAGCACCTGATGGTCTTCCTCTCCAAGAAGTATGAGCTCAAGATTGACGACCTCCTGAAGGACGCGGAGGAGTTCGGCAAGGTGCGCGAGAAGGAGATCAAGGAGACGGATGTGCCCGAGCAGTGGCAGGTGTTCCTGTTGAAGCACGAGAAGGAGCTTCAGGAGAAGTTTGACAACTCGGTGGAGTTCCGCACCAATGTGCGCGGTGTCAAGGTTCGTCGTTCGTTTCCCACGGTTGAGGAGGCGCAGGTGATGGCCAAGGTCCTTCAGCGCAAGTATCCCAAGGACAACCTGTATATCGGGAAAGTCGGTGCCTGGCTGCCGTGGGATCCTTCCGAGCACCTGATGCCCGAGGTGGAGTATGCTGAGAAGGAGCTGAACGAGCTGATGCGCCGCTACAAGGAGAACGAGTCCAACAAGGAGATGTTCTTTGCGGAGGAGCGTGAGACGAAGATCAAGGCGCAGAAGGATGAGAATGAGAAGCGTCGCAAGGCCAACCTGGCAGCCAAGCAGCTGGAGGATGCGTCCAAAGCTATCCATCCTTCCGAAGGTGCGATCCGCGAGTAAAATATGAGAATACTATAAATGTCCCTTACCGTGAATCTTGATGAGTCCGTGGAGGCTCTCCTGAAGGAGAACAACCTCCCGCCACCCACCGCCGCGGGTGGTCGGCGTAAGAGAGGTGGTGCCGACGAAGAGGAGGCAAAGGACAACGCGGCCAAGATCACGCTCATTGGAATCCTGAAGAAGGCGAAGGAGATCGGTTATGATGTCGCAGTCAAGGGCGCCCAAGCCGCAGGATATGTTGGCGCAGCCGCACTTGTCTTGTATGTTGCAGATCAGTCGTTCAAACCGAACCTCTGCGATCCGCTCACACTGTCTCTTTCGCGCGCCATCAGCATGATCCCTTCAGCTGCTGGCTATGCCGCGACATGCGACTCGGCTGCTGCTGCGTATAATGCGGCTATTTCCACCGCTGCGCTCACGGTGAGCCCGCTGGTGATTATGGCGCTGAAGAAGGCGGCCTCAATTGTTGTGCCGGAGACGGTTGTGGATGAGGTCGGTGATGCGATCATTACCGCGATCCGGGATCCGAAGTCCGCCGCCGAGAACGCCATCATGACCAGGTCGCGTGCCAGGAAGGCGGCGAGGGCCGCTGCTCCCGAGCCCGAGGAGGAGGAGGTGACACCGATCATCCCCCCGATGACAGGCAGGATCTCCAAGCGAAGGGGCGGTAAGAAGACGAAGAAGCGAGTGACCAAGAAGCGCAAGACGACTCGCCGCAGTGCCTTTTCGTATTAAGTGCCGGTCTTCTTCACCCACACATCCGGACCTTGACCCTTCTTTCGCATGTTTGAAGGGTTATACTCCTCGTAAGCAAGCATAGCAGACTGAAAGGGCTTGTTGTCCACCCACAAAGACGGATCGCATAACTTGAACGGCGGATGGTCCGCGGCCTTATACCAAAAGACCTGGTCATCCAGCTTGTTGGAGGATACGTTATTACAGATGACCAGCCCCTCGTAGTTCTCCGTGCACTGGTCCATAAACGAACAAAACATATCAAAGGTCGGAAACATGCCTGCGTAATTCTCGTAGATCCTTCTACGGTTCCCCAGGATATTCTCACGAAGAATGAAGATAAAATCAACGTTGGTTCGCAGGTTTGGCGTAATACCAAGAGGATACTGCATGGTGATTATGGTCATCATATCAATGTGACGACCATTCATAAACACGAACCGAGTTGACTCCTCGTTGATCCATGACTTGGCATCATACAGGCAGTCATCCAGAATCAGAAATGCGCGAGGGTCAATTGTGGAAGATCCGCCGCGCGCG